GCCACTAACCCAGTAACAGGTATAGTTATACCAAATACTACATTTACTGTGCCTACTTGCCCAACGGCCTCTACGCCTGTAACAGGGGCATTTGCTTCGGCATCTACCGTTGCTGAGCCTACTTGCCCTACTGCTACTACACCTGTTACAGGGGCATTTGCTTCGGCGTCTACAGTAACAGTACCTACTTGTCCAACGGCTGCTACACCTGTCACAGGGGCGTTTGCTTCGGCGTCTACAGTAACAGTACCTACTTGCCCTACTGCCGCTACACCTGTTACAGGGGCATTTGCTTCAGCGTCTACAGTAACCGTGCCTACTTGTCCAACGGCCGCTACGCCCGTTACAGAGACGTTTGCTTCGGCGTCTACCGTTGCAGTACCTACTTGCCCTACTGCCGCTACGCCCGTTACAGAGACGTTTGCTATACCTGTTACAGTAACCGAACCTACTTGCCCAACAGCGGCTACACCATCTACCGATACTATGGTTAGGTCAGTGCCCCAAGGAGTTTGTCCCCAAGCACCGCTACCCCAACCTATGTATTCGACAGAAGACGGCATCTATGCGCCCTACGTAGCGATACGTATAATAGCGTTTGTAGCGTCCCCGGCAGGGAATTGCACAGTAAAATCGCCAGCAGTAGACGTTTTGTCTGCTCCAAAATCTAGTACCGCTACGGCGGGGTTACCGGCTGAAGTGCTGTATACCAATGCACCTCTAGCAGTAATAGTGGCGTTAACCCATGTAGAGTCCGTAAAGTCTAAAAACGCTGTAGTACCCGTAGCCGCAGGGTTAGCAGAAATTACTAGTGTATTTCCCCCGGCAACGTAGTTTGTACCAGATACTTCATTAGTGACCGAATACGCTGTAGTAGCCGCACTTAACGTCGCACTAGAAGTATATAATGCAATTTTAAATACTTGAGATGTATCCGCACTAAAATCCATCTCCCCGTCTAACAGAGCGATTTTAAATGAAGTACACATTGCTTGTGTGATTGCCATGTTATGTTTCCTTAGCTAACTGGTGCTCTGTATTGTCCAGAACGATATGTATCTTCGCGTAGTTTCCCATCACCAAGATTCTTTAATAGACCCATAGATAACACAAACATCTTTTCATAGTTACCTATAATATCTGGTTCGCCTTTCATAAATCTTATGGCTTCTACTAGCGCCCCATTTAATAGCGCGGAGTCAAATTCATTACCTAGCCACGTAGTACCAGCAGTTACTATAGATTCCGGGTAATACCCGTAGTGTAGCTCCATAGAGTAGTTACTGTTAGGAGTAGGGCCGACGAGAAAAGAATCGTCATCAAAGTAAGCGTAGTGTTTAGGTACCCCCGTACCCGTGTTATTTGGGTATGCTTCTCGTATAAAATTAACGTCTTTGTTCAATAAGTAAGTGTAATCGCCACTACCGTCTATAACCGCTAAAGAATAAGACCATAAAAAGTCAGTGGGTATCCCTAGGTACTGAACTCCGGTACTTAGTGTGCCAGTAACGTTTTTACGCAGTGCAGGTAGCTGTACAGAGTTGTATATTTTTTGTTCAGCTTGTTGCGTAAACATAGCGAGCTGTTCATCTGTGAACGTGTTCTCACAAATGTCTTGGATATTGATTTTTAGCTCGGTATAGTTCATAGGTTACGCCATAGGGCCACGGGCATATAACCCTTTAGTCGCACAGCCAGTGCCACGGACTTTTGTGCCCGAGGTTTTAACCCCTTCCATATTCGGTTTAGGAGCGTGCCCACAAGGTTGCACTCCTTTGTCTTTGATTACTTTCACTTCCTTCATGCCAAATACGTTCATTATTGTATTCCTATTAAGTTATTACCGTAACTTCACCTATCTTACCACTAAGTACTAGGGCATTAGGCGTTAAGCTATATGGGTCAAACCCCCCGCCTACTGGGTTCCACCCCCACTGTATATCTCTACTGCTGTAATCTCCTGCCTCTCCCAAACTAGTATCCGGTCGAGGATCGCGTAAGGCTTGCGGATCATTAACAGGAAACTCGCCTAACCTTAGCTGGGGTTGGTCTTCATTCCAACACTCAGGACAGGCTTTTACGTTGGTATCCCTGTTTTTAACTATAAGACTTCGTAACTCTTTTAACTTATATTCCCAACCGCATATATCGCAATACGCTATAGCCTTCTTACTGGAAGCAAATTGACTAGCCACGGCTATAAATACCCCATACGCGGTACAAACCTAACTGATGCTTTCTCCCTGTCTTCTCCTGCGGCTAGTTGGAATTGCTCATCGTAGATAGACTTTAACATACCAACCCTGTCTACTAACTCAGGCACTTTCATAGCTATATAGTAAGCTAATCCTGCCACCAATACCGGAAAGAATCTAAAGTTCATGTCTGAGGTCTGTACACCACTCCCAGCGTCTTCAATCCTACGCATACGCCAGTAATACAGTGTGTAGCTATCGTTGTCCGGTACAGGCCAGACGTTAACTTTTGGGGCGTCTCGTAACCGCTCTATATAAAGCTGGATTGGCCTGCCTTGGGTTAACTTGTTTGGGATGCTAGCGTAAGTACTTACACTAATACGACTTAGGGTAAGATCAGATTGTGTGGCTACATTGCCACTGTTCGTACGTAACTGATGTTCAATCAAGTCTATAGTATCCGCAGGTAGGTCGTACTGCCCAGTCCCTTGGGTAAGCGCAATAGTACCGCTGTCTATAGTCCACATGTTAATACCACGGTTCTGCCACTCAATAGTAAGCAGATTCATAGAGCGCCGAGCGGTCTTGAGATCGTAACCAGAACGCATTTCACGCCCAGCCCGTTCCCACGCTTCCTCGGCAATCTCCGTGAAGTCCATGTTAAACGCTGTAGTTCCTGATGTAGCCATTACTTACCCCACCCTGATTTAGCTTTAACTTTGGCTTTACCAGAGAGCTTGCCATAGTGGAACAATTTTTTGGACGCGTCAGACATACTTTTCCCAGTCATAAGAGTCCCATCGGGGTGCTTGTGCATACTACCCTTGTGCTCTTTACCGTCTTTAAAGTAGTGCTTAACACCCATACCCATGTTATTTACCCTTGCGTTTTGTGGGGGCAACTCTGCGTGGTTTACCCGCTGGTTGACCGAGACTTTTTTTCTCAGCTACCTTCTTTTTCTTCTCCGCGCTAGACATCTCGCCAGAGGTCTTAGGAGTCTTCTCAGATACCCGCTTGCTAGGGCGGCAGTATGGAGTACCACGTCCGTCCCCTTTACTCCTACCACAGGCCTTGCCGGTGCTAACGTCTTTCCAGTCCTCTTCAAACCAACGCTTTAACGAAGCACCTTTCTCAGTTTTACGTATCTTCTTACGCATTACTTACCGGCCTTTTTCTTCCGACATTTAGCAATGGCTCCCGAAGCATAGGCTGACGGGAACACTTTGTATTGCTTCTTGACCTTAGTGTAGCACGCGTCTTTTACAGTACCGCCTTCCTTGTACCCACACGCGCTAGTTTCTTTACGGTAGTAGTTACGCACTATCGCATTTTACAAGCGCGTACGCCCTTAGTAGCTTTACCTGCGCCACGAACCTTACCGCCTTTATTGTAAGCCTTAGCCATCCCACCAGATTTCATTTCAGGGCGACGGGTTTTGCCTTGTTTTTGGTTTAAGTAATCTCGCAGGCTTAACCCAGAGGCTTCTAATTCTTCTTTGGTAACCGCTGCTTTTTGTCTACCATCTTTACCAATAAACTTGTCTGCCCCACGGCTTTTTGCTTCCCCGACAGATTTAGCCATACCTTCAGCGGCCATACCGGGAGCAGTAGCAGCTTCTCGGCGCATCATATCCGCAACGGGGGGTTTAGCCGTGCCTGTCATACCTTTTGGGTTTATGTTAGCAGGAGCGGGGGTAGGGGTTGTTACACCCTTAGCTTGAGCTTGCTGGGCCTTCCTTACGCCGGGAGCAACCATTGTAGGTTTAGCCCCACTAGTTCGTTTAGCCTGCATTTCTTTTGAAGTGGGCATAGGCTTTTCAGGGCGATTCACCATGTCACGCATAGCGTCCGAAGATACTCCGGGGCTTGAGGCTTTTGCTTTCCCACGTTTAGCTTTGGCTTTTGCTTTATCTGCATATTCTTTAGCCATAGTATAGCTATCTTTTTTCTTACCTTTTTTCTTATCTTTCTTTTTATCGGTACTACTACCATCACCAAAAAGTTGTTTAAACATGTTACGCATGATTTTTGTCCCCTACCATTTAACTTTATCAGCCCAGTACGCTGCGGAAGATTTTCCCTTAGCGATGTTCTTACCGTGCCTAGATTTAAACGATTTTCGCTTGGATTTCATTTTTGCAGACTCACCCTGTTTAGGCTTACCCGCAGTACTCGCGCCTTGTTCCCCAAAACGTATTACTTTTTCTTTCCCGCCCTCACATGACTTTACTACATGAGACTTTTTAGGGTGAGAAGGGGTACGTTTAGGAGCGTTGCAAGCCATAGCGGCCTTGTCAACTTTACCCCCCGATTTATAATATTTACGCACGTTAACTATAAAATACAGTTACAGAGGTAATATTAGTATCAACCGAAATCCATACATCGCTATCAAAACGAACCCCATTATCAGGAATATTAACTGAATGAGAGTCATTTTGAAGGAAATCAAGGTCAATTAGCGTAGGGCCACCATTACCATTAGTTATGGTTAACCTGCCGGGGCCAACATTATCTGTCAACACCTGTAGTTGTCGTATACGCGCAGGGCCAACAGCAAGTGAACCTGTGGCGGCTACTCGTTTTGTTTGGACATCAGAACTAGCCATTGAAGTCTCCTATTTAACTAAGAGCTGCGCCAACAGCAGTAACCCAAGCAGCGCCAGTATTGATTACGATGCAGTATTCGTCGTCACCAATACCGTTATCGCTAACCATATATACCGTACCAACTGTGGTAGTAGCAAAGGCAGGGAGGTCAGCAGTAACTACGACGGGGATTTGAAAGCCATTATCCGAACGGACTGGGCCTGAAAAAGTGGTTTTAGCCATTTTAGAGTTCTCACATGTGAGTTAAGGAGAATCTGTCTACATGTCGTCAGTCGGGTCTGTCAGATTCACCGGATTGTTTCCCGATAAGGCTAAACATATCATAGTATATAGCTTTAAGTCAAACATAAAAAAGGAGGCCGAAGCCCCCTTTGATATAACATATTTGTGTGGGTTAGTAGGGACTAAAGTTGACAGCGAAAGACCCCAAACACTAACCCACACAAATAATACTACGCGCCGGGTGAACCAAACACACCAAGTGGGTCAGATACACCAAACGAATAACGCTCACGAGCTTTATATCGGCTGTTGCCGGTATCGAAGTCAGCATCCATAGAAGTAGCCATTGGGCTACGAACGAAGTGCTTCAAGCCGTTAGGTACGTCAGTCATCAAGAACCAGTTATCTGTATCGGTAAGATAATGGTTAACTGAGTAGCCTTGCGGGATAGACCCATTGTTGTTGATGGCGTTCAGATCGTTATCAGCAGTGCCTACACGACCTTCAGTCTCCAACAAACGAGTTGCTACGAACTGCAAAGCGGGGGGAATAACAAGTTTCTTAGGCTTAGAAGCAATCAAAAGACCACGTTCATCAGTCCAGCCAGCAATCTGAATGATAGCAGCTTCCAAAGAAGTCTCGTTAAGGTCTGACGCTACCGCAGGGCGGTTAGAGTTAGTACCACCAGAAACAAGCGGGTGTGCAGTAGAACACAGTACAACACCATCGCCGTAAGTAGTGCCAGCGAAAGCGCCGTTCAGTACATCTGCTGCTTTAACTTGCTTGGTGTATGCCATAGCACGAGCCAACGCTTTGGTATAACGAGATGACAGAGAGTCATACAAGTTGTCTTCAATCGCTTCTTCAGTGATTGAAAAACCCATAGCAACGGTTTCGTGCGTGTAGCGTGCACTCCATGCTTCCTGCGCATTGTCGTAAGAGATGGCAGAACCCTCTCCCTTAACAGGTGCAGAACCAAAGCCAGACAGCTTAGTTTCTTCTTCAAAAGAACGGTCAGAAGATTCAGTCTCAAAAATCTCTTTATGCTCTTCGCCGTACTTCGCGTACTCCAAACCAAACAACGCGTTTAGCCCCGGCAGTAACTCTTTTAGTAATTGTGCTCTTGAAATAGCCATTATTTAGCTCCTTATAAGCCAACAGCATTGGTGCTGCTGTTATAGCCGGGGTTGAATTTCACCAACATGTCAGGAAACGCGTCACCAATAGGTGATACGGCACTGACAATACGGAAGGCGGCGGTTGTAGTAACAGTTGTTGATTCAACTGCGCTTGTAGAGTTACCAGTCTGGGTAGAACCCGTAGAGGTACTTTGAGCAGCAGCGAAGAACGTGTTAGCACCGATATCAGACTGGTCAATTGCACCATCCATCTGAACTTGGAACAACACATTGGGATCGTCAACAACATACGCCTTAACAACACCAGTGGTGCCAGAAGGGTAGTACTGACTAAAGATCAATTGACCTTGTGCATTAATGTACTCACAACCAACAAATACACCCAAGGAACCCGTGAGGGTTGTGCCTGTAGGCAATGCGTTTGTTGTGCCGTCAGAGCCAGTCGCTGTACTCAGTGCGATGTAACCATCGGCACCAACATGAACAACTTGGCCGTTGAAGAGGTTAGTACCTTCTCCAGCAGGATCAATCAAGTACTGAGTAGTAGCACCTGCGTAGGGCAGGCCGTCAGCACGTTTTACAGGCCGTAGCCCGTATGGTGCGGCAGTAGTAGCCATTTTGAATTACTCCAAATAGATTTAGTTTATGTCCCTTTACCAAAGGTAACATTCGTTTTCCGCTCATTAAATAGCGGCATACGTGGATCATTTTCTCGCATAAGGTTGTTGTCCACAGAGTTCATCTGTGCCCGACTTTGCTGGGTGTAATAATCATTACGTTGTTCAACCATCTCATCCGGTGCTTTACAAAGTAACAAACCTCCAATAACTACGTTGTCTTTGAACCTTTCGTTTTCAATAGTGACAAGCGTAATCTCGGGGTGATCTGTTGCCTTGACAGGCTCCCAACCCTCACGTATCTTAGAAGAAACATTAGTGGCATCGACGTTCCCTTGAGTACTTATACGAATCCAGCGAAATGCGTAGCCCGGCTCGGGGTGGGGAGAAGGTAAAACCTCCGGCCTAGTCCAAGCTGTCTTACGAACCGTTTTTTCACGGGTTTCTAGTTCTCGGTTAAGTCTATTCTCAGCCATTATATTTTCCTCATTTCTTCAGCAACCTTTGGGGCGTATAGTTCGAGCGGTACTCCAAGTTTTTTAGCGATAGCCACTTGTGTTTGCGTTAGTCGCACCTTTTTGGGCGCTGTGCTCCGCGTAGCGGGAGCAACCACATTTGACTGCCGTTTAGTTGTCTTGGTTCCTTGCTCTTCAGTTTCCCCAAATTCTTCGGGGAAGGTATTTCGCATACGGGCGTTAATAGCCTCGTAGTAAGTATCGCTTGATGTGTCCACTCCTTGTTTAATAAGTTTGCTGTGGACACCCATAGCATAAGCTGTCATTTCATCGTCGGAGCCAAACCAACTGTTGTCTGCGGCCCACTCTACAGCTCGATGATCCGTAACTTGTCGGGTCTCTTGGGGCATTTGTACAGGAACTTCAGCAGCTTGTAAAGACTCCTCTTCGTAATTAGCTAGTTTATCTACCTTTATTTTAGCAGAAGTTAGCCTATCTTGCGCGTCCAGTAGTTTGTCTGCATCTCCAGCTTCATACGCTAGTTTGTATGCCCGTTTTGCAGTAAGGACTTCTATAGCTGAGTTTTTCTTTGCTTGTTCTAATAATTCAGCTCTATTCTTGCCAACATCCCCTTTTAGTTTGCTATTTTCCTCTACAAGGGTTCTAGCAAAAGACTCTAATTCTTGGCGTTCTCGGTGAGCTTGTTCTTTTGCCCGGCGCTCGTCGTGGTAGCCTTTACTAAAGTGCTGTATACGCTTACGCACTTTTTCAGAGTACTCTCCAAGTTCTTCGTCTGTAACTTCTTCTGGGGGGGTAGAGGGTCTACGATTCCTGTCTTCTTTAGGGGTGTCGTCTACAACCTCGATGTCAACTTCTGAGTCTGTTTCTTCTTCTTCTATTTTTCGAGGTTTTGCTTTCCCAGATAGATCAATTTCTATTGCACTAGAACTTTCTATCTCTAAATCGTCGTCGTCTTCTTGTTCATGAGGCAATGAATACTCTACTTTTTGAAATCCCATACTACTACTCCTTACGCTCGTGACACGCCACGGGGGTCATTTACTACTGCTTCAATAGAATCGTCGTTCATAAGCCGATACTCAACATCATCAACTTTAAAACGTGTTCCTGTGTTCATGCGAAACATTACGTAGTCGCCTGTTTTACACCACGGCCCGGTAGGAAAACGCTCTTTGTCAGAGTAGGCATTGTCGCCCATATCTAACACAAGCCCAATAATAGACAGGATGTGCTCGTGCTGCATGTCCTTACTAGACTTTAAGATGCCGCTATCCCCGTAAGTATCTTCAACCTTGGGTAAAGCTACTAAAACCCTGTATCCCACAGGCTTTGGTAGTTGGGCCTCTAACTCTTGTTCTGTAATCTGTACTACTTTAGTCATTGTCGTTTTCCATATTGTTACGCGAGAGGTCTGCTATATACATCAAATTGGTTTCGAGACCCCGAATCAAACCAACTACTTCTCGGTAGTGTGCGTAGTCTTTCGCCGCACCGCCACCAAGATGTTTCTGAGCAGAAGAGATGTCCTCTTCGATTTTGTTTCTAAGCACGTCTAGGACGGTAGTAGCCATAATTATTCCTTGTTAAGTTTGCTAGCAGCCTCACTTTGAGTTTTCATAAGGTCTAAATCGAGTTTAGTATTGGCTGTTCTTCTATCAGCGGCTAGCTTTGCGCCGGCTTTCTGAGCGTCTATCTCTAGCTCTTGTTTAGCTATAGCAATCTGCTCCATATCAATTGAGGCATCAGTTTGGTCTTTCTGCATTTTCCGCTGGAGTTCGCCTTGCTTGATTTGCATATCTCCTTGGTCTTTCTGCATTTTCCGCTGTACGTCTTGCTGCTTGACCTGCAACTCTGCCTGCTGCATCTGGAACACAGGATCTTGTTGCTGTTGTTGAGCAGCTTGCTGTGCGGCTTCTTGCTCGTGTTGAGCGGTTAACTGCTTGGCCCCTTCAGCGATAAGACTAGCCAGATGTACTTCAATATCTTCTGGCAGCTCTGCATTAGGCGATGGTAGCTCGACTCCAAGTTTCTCCTGCAACTGAGCGCGGTATCTAAACCCAAGGTGTTCAGCAATGTGGGCATTGAGCGCGGCCATCATCTGCTGTGCTTGTGGATTCTGACCAATAGCCCCAGCAATCATGGGGTCTTTCATGAACGACTGGTGAGTCACAATGTGTGCCTCGTGGTCTTGTACAAGAAACGCTTTCACTGGGGTACCTGTTAGCACGTTCATATTCTCGCTAACTGGATCAGTTGGTCTAGCGTCGTCTTCTGTAGGCACCAACTTGTCAGCGTTCTTGACGCCCAATACTTCAATCATCTGGCGGTGTAGCTGGGGTAGGTTGTATATCTGCGGTGCCTGTTGCGACATCTGCAACACTGCTTGGTACTGCACTACTCGCTGCGCCATTGTTGAGCTATTCGGGTCACTTACGGGGATCACATCCACAAGAGCGTAATCCGACCGTCTAGCTGATACTTCTCCCCTAAATGGCTGATACTCGTACTCAGTGGGAGCTTCTTCCGCCATGATAGCTTTTAGCATCTTAAACTCTAACTTCATGGCATAATGAACACGGGCCTGCACTGCTGCCATTGGTTTAAGAGTTCGCTCTAACAAAGCCAGTGTAGTGCCCACTGGGGCATTAGCAGACATGTCGGAGATGTTCATATCACTGATAGCCCCGAGACGCCGGCCTTCAGTGGTAATCTGGTTTAGTAATTGTAGGAGTGTCTGGCTTGGCTCCTTATAAGGAAGGGGCATAATATTGTCGCGGATTACTCCTGATGGTACGTCCACATCTTTCCACTCGCCCGGCGAGATAGGAGAGTCATCACCCTTAATACGTAACCCACGGGACTTCAAACCGCCCGGCAAGTTAGACAGGGTGCCAGCATCTACCAACTGGCGTATAAGTGAGGTACCTGCTCGGGCGTAGCCACCAACAATGTGGATCAATCCAAGTCCGTAGAAACCAAAGCCGGGAACGTATACATAGTGTACAAAATGTTGACGTTTTAGCATCAACTCGTCTTCTTCGTTCCAGTTACGGCGTATAGATAGTATCTCTGAAGTACCACGCTCAATAGTAACTACGTAGGGCTTTGCGAGATCGTCTTCGTCATCAATGCCCTCAATGAGCAGGTCTGCGTGGATTTCGTAGATGCTATAGCGGTCGTCATCAGTAATAGAGTACCCGCCTTCCTCGGCTTTCTTCTCTTCAATATCCGTGTGGAACGGCGAAGGCTCCCCCAACTCTACATCAGTGTAGAATCCTGCTGCTTGTAACTTCCGTACTTCGTTTTTAGTCTTGCGCATAACATGTGTAACACGTTCTGCTGACTCAATGTTAGACGCGCCGTAAGGAACAATAACGTCCTCGGCAGGGATGTATATGGCAACCTGTCTATCTATAGTAGGATCGTAGTAGACTTTTTTAAACGCTGATCCTGCAAGCCCTAAGCTGTACAACATACGCTCATGTTCAGGACGGTACTCAACCATAGTCTCGGTGAGCTGATAGTTCATGTCAGCCTTGACCCGCTCTGCGGCTTCTAGCTTCTCTTTAGTTTCCTTACCCAGAACTTTTACCCTAACTGGGCCAGCGGCGGGGAACGTCTCGCTCATAGTTTCCGCTTGAAACCGTATGGCAGCTTCAGCCAATACTGTAGAGTTAACCCCACAGGCACCTTCCCAAGGAGTACTACGCTCTTCTTGTTTAAACCCTAGGATTTCAAGACCCTTAACGTAGGTATCAGCCCACTCTTTACGGCTCTCTTCGTCGGCCTCAACCATACCAATAAGGTCAGTAGCTAGCTCCGTCAGCATACCTTCGTCTAAGGCTTCAGCTAAGTTAGCGTCAAAACCCAATAAATCAGTTTCATCTATACCCGGAATAATGGTAACCTCTACGCTACCGTCATCGAGAGTAACCATATCTGGGTTTACGATCTCAATTTCAAGTTCTGACCCTTCCATTAAATCGTCGTCTTCGCCTTCAGGAGCGGCGTATAGCGCTTTTTCGATTGACATTGTTTAACCTCTTAGTAAAACCCGCCGCTGCGATGTTTAAAGTATTTGATTTCTTCTGCTTCGTCTGTAGGTAGCCGTATGAATCCGCCTTGCCTAAACCGCATAAGTGCCATAACCGTGGAGTCCACTAAGTCGTCATGACTCATAAATGGGAACCCGGCTATCTCTTCTACTACTTCTTCGGCCCACCGTGTTTGAGGAACCCATACTAGTCCAGACTGTACAATATCAGATACTGAGTTTAAGCGTGCAAGTTTATCACCTGATCCCCTATGAGGGGTATACTCCGATACAGGTAGCCCCATCCTGCGCATCTCTTGGTACAGCGCAACACCGGAGCTTTTCTTCTCCACAATAAACGAGTCAGGTTCCCAGTCTTCGTACTCTCTCAGAGCTAGTTCTTTTAGCTCATGGAATTCTAGTCTGTCCTTTATACTATTGAGCAGTATTATATTATACGCTGAAGTCTCTTCATTTAGAAACACACCCCACGTAGTCAGTGCCGTATAGTCAGCACGGTTGTGTTTTTCTGCTGCGGAGTCCAGCGACATTATTATGTACTCGCACTTAGGCGGGGTCTCCCTCTCCCACTCATTCCACCACTCACGCTTTACGATAGCCGCTTCTTCTGCGGTAGGCTCCTGCTGGTACTGGGCATTCCACTGAAACGCAGGCATGGAGGCTTTAGTACGTAACAGGGCTTCTAAGTCAAAGAACTCGGGCCATAGCGGTTTTTGTATAGGTTCCCCTGTATCAGGTGCATATAGGTCTAGTATGGCGGGAAATTCAATAACCTCGTACTGGTCAGATCGCTCGTTATTGGACATATCTTTGACCACACGGCCTGTAAGGTCATCCATATGCCATCTAGTTTGGACAATAGCTACACTACCTCCGGGCATTAGACGTGTACGAGCACCGAACGTAAACCACTCATAAGCCTTCTCAAAGACCGAAAAGTTGCCATTAATGACATCCTGCTCTGAATGAGGGTCGTCTACCA